CTTTCCACCCATCAGGTTGTGTGTGGAACCAAATCTTAGTCAGTTTTTTGAAGAGATTGTATTCTTCATCAGTGATTTCTTTCATCGTGCACCCTTCTCCAGTTTAACATCATTCATAATCACTCACTCTCCTCCACCCATTCAATAATTTCAACTTCACCAAGGCAATCATGGTTCATCACTTCACTGTCGAGGACATAACTCACAAAATATTCGTGCTTCAATGCAATCACACTACTGGTATAATATTTATTGTCCTCCGTGTCAACTATTAGTGTTGCGCTCCAAAAGTTTGGATGATCGTAAAACTCATCATCCGTCCCGTCCAACTGTCGTCCTAGGCCACCATCCCCAATAATCCATAGATGAGGAGAAAGATGAATCGTCTGGCCCTTATAGTCTGGGCCACCAACTGTACCGTTGGCTTCCACCTCTATGTATTTGTCGCGAGTCTCGAAATGAACATTCACGGTTCCTTTATCAGTAACACCCATACGAATGTTCTGTACCACATCGTCAAATGTGAGTTCTGGGTTGTTGCTGGTGAATCGATCAATGTGGATTTTACTCATAATCTATTGCCTCCAACGGTTCAAAACTTTCATCGATGTGCTCCATGTGGTACTTTGACGGATAGTGTCTCAGTAATCGACTGGCTTCTTCACGCACTTCTTTGGGTACACGAGGATATTTCTTGGGGTCACGCAGAGCCAGCAGAAATCGTTCTGTTCGTAATACTGCTTGAGTTCTCTCACTGGGCATTGTCATAAATCTTCTTTCCAATGTTGGCTGTCAATAAACACTTTCAGAGTGCGGTCATCATCTTGTAAACTATACTCGATTCCTTCATCATTGTCAAGATATTCCACATACGATCGACCTTTATCATCAATCACTTCGAATCGAGTTACATTCTTCATATCACCTTTCAGTTTTATTTGATAACAGGTGTTATCTTAACACATAAAAGATGGTTTGTCAATACATTTCCGAAATTTCACGGGCGTACTTGGGATTGGTTACAGGAACAGCGTTGGATTTGTGTAGCTGTCCGATTCCAATGACGTAGTCTCCTGTGTACTGCTTTGATTCTTGTTTGTTTCCTCCTGCCTTTGCTGGAGTAAGAGATGCCGATTTGTACTGTTTAATCTCTGCCGCGCGTTGGCTTGCATACGACGGACTTGGTTGGTACTCCTGAAACTTAGGCGGGACATACTTGACACAGACTTCTCCTTTCGGTTTACGAGGTTTACGTTTACGACCTGAAGGATCATATTTATAGCTTAGAGGTAAATACAATTAGCCTTCTCCCTGTTCCATCAGGTTTCCGTCGATGTGATCCAGCACGTTTCTAAATCCAGCATAGAGAAGGGTATATTCGTTCTTTTCTAGCCACTCTGAAATCTCATCGTATTCTTTTTGACCGAGCTCATCGAGCTCTTTTTCATAGAAAAACTCAACAATGTAGATAGCATCGTCAGTCAATCGAGACTCGACATTATCTTCAAACTTGTGTAACTTTACTGGTTGAAATGACATATCATCTCCTTTTTCATTTTGTATGATATAATCATAACATACTTCTAGGCAGATGTCAACACTTTTTTGTAATTAATTAAAAATATTTCTGTATCCGTGGCGTTCACAAAATGAATCAATTTGATCACACAACTCCTTACTTGGAGTGCCATAGACATTTAAGAGACTGGCCATATTATTGTGATCACGAACATTAGCGCGTTCTCTGATTTTGACGTATTCTATATCATAATGAGAAACAAAATATTCAAATAGTCTTTTTTGCTGATCTTCTATTCGAAACACAATATCGGGGTTGAGATTGAGAATCATTTGGTCGAACGCGAGGATGCTTTGGATGGCGTTTTCGATTGGATTGCCATTGAGAGGAATGCCCATTTTTAACCGACGATATATAAACGCCTCTTTGCTTGGGTCATTTTCTGTGTATGCAAGAGAGGGAATACTGAAAAATGGGTCTCTTACATTATAGACCAGATGATCATATTCTGGTCTTTTCTTTTGAGTTGCTGTCCAGCCGTAGGCTCGAAATGGATACGGCCCAGTTTCATTCACTAAAGCCCAATTAACCGAGCCGTATTCTCTGAATACTTCATGGCCCATAGGTAGTCCCCATTGGGTTAAAACCTTGGCAGTGAATCCTGTGCCGGTTCTAGGATGGCCGAGGCCGAGAATCTTTATGTGGTTTATCATTATTTAGTTTCTTCTCATCCTTTTTGCCGAAGATACGATCCCAGTTTGATTCAAATTTTTTATGATCGGCGCGCCTTTGACGATCGCCTTTCCCACCTTCCCATTTGTCTGTCATAGAATCATCAACGTATTTTCATGGTCTCGTTTATAATTATAACCCAACTCAGTGTAAATGTCAAGAGTTTCTTGGATTATTTTTTCAGGTGTCAGAATGTTGGTTTCAAAGAGAATTCTGCCAGGCCATTTGATTCTAGGCTTACTGTTCAGATAAGGGACGAATGATTGCAAGATCGCACAGTCTCCACCTTCCGTATCTATCTTTAAAGTAAGAATACGACGAATATCTTGTTGTTCAAGAATATCCGATAAGGGGATTTGGTCGACCTCATCGATTTGGACCAAATGCTTGATGTCCATTTGTTTGTGCTGATAATGATAATCACCCAGAGAATTGCACCCTCTGATCCAATGCGGAAGGTTGTTTGCTTTGATAACCTCATCTGGCACATAATATATTTTATTTTTACCTACCGTGCCATCCAATGCAATTGCACAATTCATTTTGATTACATTTGGGGGATTGGGTAGCCTATCAAGGTAATATTTAATAGGTTCAATTGATATGCCGGCAGTCTCCGGCTTTGCCACCTGAATTAATGTATCGAAATCACTTGTTCCAACTTCGATAAAATGTAAATCTTTCATTTCACCTCCACATCAAAGTTAAGGATACATCGAACTCCATTCGTTGGTCCTGTACTGCTGTGATATCTATTTCCCTTAAACACTACTGCTCTTCCCTTCTTGGGTGAGACAGATTGAAGGGGTTCCCATTCTGCGCGCTGATATTCATCGATTGTTTTGATCTCTATATTCACACGCTGCTTAAATAAGGTCGTGTCGCCGTCAATATCATTCACATAATAGAGACACACCCAATGATCAGCAGGCATATCTACGTGGATGTTATCGTATTCTTTTCTGACATTTGGATGTAGAGGAAACGATAAAAAAGATCGAGCATCGAAAATCTTTGTGAGCTCTAAACCGGCCTTGGCCAGAGCTTCAGTCGGTAAGAATTTAAGTGCGTCATAGAATTTTGGCAATTCGTACGGAGGATTTTCCTGCTTGAAATAACATGCAATCGCTGGAGTATATTTGGTCACTCCCAACGCAGCCATTTCTTTTTCATTCAATGCAATATCTTTAAAGAATTTCCAATCAAGTTGCTGATTGAACATTAACTTTTCGATTAGGTCTTGGTTTTCTTTAGAGATCACATCATCAATAACAAAAATATCATTCAATTTATACTAACTGCCTTATTGTTTGGCCACGAGCTTATCATATGTCTTCTGATCGACAACGCCTTCTTTCAAAAGCTTTTTACGATTTTCCATGTGTGCGGCTTGGGTTTCTTCTTTAGATCCACCAAAATAGGGTACACAATGACCTTCATGTGCCATCACAGTTGTGACAGGACGCCAGGCATCAAGTTGTGCGTCATAAACATCAAAGTCGCCGAGGATACGACCGAATTTGCCTTTCATGTCTTCACCATCACGAGCAACTTGAGTCTTCAATACTGGGTTTGGTCCAAGCAATTGTTTGAGGCGTTTACTTGCAGCCTTACCAAATAACTTTTCAACCTTGTCACTGGTACGTGATTCGGGTGTATCGATGCCCATGATACGGACACGTTCTTTCTTAAGCCAAATACCAAATCCTAAATCGATGTCAACGTCAACAGTATCACCGTCAACAACTTTGATTAATTTGGTTCTATATTCGTACATTTATTCTTACTCCCACAGAGTGATTATGTATTACTGCTCCGGCAGTTATGGCTGTTAAGCCCCAAGTCATCCATTTAGGAGCTCGGTTCTTATCAATCATAAAATACATCATACCAATGCGCGCAACCATTCCTATTGCCAATTCCGTATCACTGGCATTAGAACCATAGAGAGGATTCGCTTCTTTAAAATGACCGTGCTTCATAGCAGTATGTGTCTGCAAAGCATCTATTGTTGTCAATGCCGAGTAAACGGCAAAGTTCCATTTTTGTTCTTTTGTCCACTTTTCAATGTCTGCACAAAGTACCGGACCAGACATCATAATCAAAACCATAACGACAAGATATCTCCATCTTGCCATAGGTTTCTCCTTATTCAGTTAATAGTTGTATCACCCCACTTTCCCAATTTTCAACTACATCCTCGGCATAACTAAGGCTTTTACCTGGTAACTCTCTTACTTCAATTACCTTATCGTTTTCGATTAAGTCAACGACATAATAATTGTCTGGTTCTATCTCTGGCTCAACTTTGGGAAACACAGTTCTGATTTGTCCCTTTCTACTCATCTTCTAAGTCCTTTCTTTTCGTTTCTTTACTAATTTGGTATGCAGCTACAAGGTACATAAAAAGAGCGTACCCTCCTGCACACAGTCCAAAAAGTATCAGACCACCAAAGAATACATTTAGATTCATCGGCCTTGGCCACGATACTTTTTAAAATTTGCTTTCTTTCTTTTATTCATAGACGCCATCTTTAAATGGCCATCACCAATAGACGTTCCTTTTGGTCTTTTGTCTGGGCGAACAACCCCACCCAACGCACCTCTAGCTTTTGCCATGACTTTACTCCTTTAATAAAATGTGTTATTTATTTTAAGTTTCGTTTTGGTCGGCAAGCGCTTTAACGTAGTTAGGCATTCCGGTCATAGTATGATATCTTTCTTGTCTTTCTTCGACCAGGTATATTGGTCTTTCCAATTAGCGATATATGCAAGTTTCTCTTCGGTAGAGAACTTATCTGCTGCACCATTGTGAGAATCAAATAACTGCAATGCACGTGCTTCAGAAATGATATGGGTATCCATGATATTCTCGCCTAAGAATTTTTGTCCGGCGTCACGAACCTCTTCACAAGTTATTGCATCTTCAGCCCATGCTTTAGCAATATCTTCAGTAATTTCAAAGCCCTGGTTGTTGCACTCTTCACTTATCACAGACATAGGTACCATATAGATGGTCTTGACTGTGGAGATAGTAGTGACCATAGCATAATCTTTTGGCCTATCACTCATCGATCTTTACTCCATCTTTCATAATCAATTTTCGTTCTGTGTATGGAGCACCAAATTCTCGCTCATAAACAGTTTGGCCCCGGTCGGGGCTTTCATAAATTTTAGGGGTTCTTTCGTTTTCGTTGTTGCTCATATTTTTCTTGCCTCTTTGCGTTGTAATTCATTCTTTTCCATATATCATTAGCATGAGGCAAGTTAAATCCAAGGTAATCAACGTACTCGTCGATACTCTCTAATTCTCTTAGAATACTTTGGCTTTGAAAATCTAGAATCTGTAGGCGATAGCCTTCGACTAATTCTCTACTCCAGCTTACTTCTTGCTCTTCTGAATCTTTATCTACCATATTAATGTTACTCTACTACATGAAACACATTATTATGTATACGAGTAGAATCTATTGTACAGCAATTTTTCCTTTCTTTCAATTTCTCTCAATAGTTCAACAGATTCCAATTTGACTGTTGCTGGACCCTTAGTTGAGTTGTTGAAATTACCATGTCTCAGTTGTATTGGCCATTCATCTTGATAGAACCATTCTGGTTTCATATCAAAAATCAATTTGTGCAAATCTTTTTCTAATGTCTCTTGTCGAATCACATAATCAATTCTCAGTGTTTGATTATCCAACCATGAAACAGGATCTATCCCAAATCCGTCGAAGTTTGATAATACTCGTTTCAGGTTATTGAATGACGGCTCAGGCCATTGTAGTGCTACTTGGAAATGTCCCCAAGTGAATCTACCCATAACCTCAGCTATCTCTGGACCATAGGCCCACTTGCCTTCCAAAAGTCTTGGTGCTCCTTCTGGATCTAACATCCATTCACAGAAAGACTCGAAGGTATCATATGCTGGATGTGGCTCTCCATTGTTCGCCTTTTTCGAAAAAATATAGGCATCACTATGGCCATCAAGACCATAACGATATAAAGAGCTGTAGAGCTCTAAGGGATGACGAACAGATATAACTGTAAATTGACTAGGTGAATACCAAAGACCCGGTGCATGATTTTGATAATAAACATATTGCTCAAGCTTGGACATATTCATTAACAGATGGGATATGAAAGTCCCACCTGTTTTTTGACTGTCTAGAAATAATAGTTTATCTTCTAAAACCAACATTTACCGGATCCATGCTATCCTTTTGCCGGCAGCCTTTCGGCGATCATATTCTTCTGGTGAACCAGGGTATCGCCAACCCCAGATGCATACGAGAAACATGAAAATGCCCGTATAGATTACACCTTTAATCGGTACAGTAAAATACATAATCACCAATGAAGAAGTCATCATCGCTGCCATTAAATATTTTGCCTTCTGAGGAAATACTTTTTTCTCAGTCCAGTTATTAATAAATGGGCCAAAGGTCTTGTGTTCTGTGATCCATTTGTGCATCCGAGGACTTGACTTTGCAAAACAAAATGCTGCCCCTAAAACAAAATGACTAAATGGGATACCAGGTGTCACTACACCAATATATGCCATTATCAAACACAACCAACCAGCCGTCGCCCAAGCGTATTTCTTCATTATAACTCCTTATGCGACTAGACATACTCCGTCCTCACATTCTTCTGTATCATATGCGTCATCCCAGCTTCCTTTCATTCCTGCGACTTCATATTCAGTCACTCGATTCTCAAAGAAATTAGTATGATCTGCACCATTTAAAACCCACTCCAACCATGGTAATGGATTGTCTTTCACTTTAAAATTAGGTTTCATGCCCAATTGCAACAATCGACGGTCAGTAATATAACGAATATATTGCTTGACCTCTTGCATATCCAAACCCTCAATAGGACCCATACGATATGCAAGATCAACAAATTTATCTTCCAATTTTACGATCTGTCTTGAAATTTCATAGATATTTGCTTTGAATTCATCATCCACAATACGAGGATGTTCTTTGCAGAATGTCTTGAACAATTTAGAGTTGCCTTCGACGTGCATGGATTCATCACGGATAGACCATTCAACGACCTTACCCATGCCCTTCATCTTACCGAAACGTTGGAAGTTCAACAGCATCACGAAAGACGCAAAGAGAGCGACACCCTCATTGAAAACAGATTTGGCCAACGATAGACCCAGACCTTTCATTGTATTGGTGTCTGACTCCATCATATATTCAATCTTATCAGCCATTTCCTTATATTCCAAGAACGCGTGATATTCAGAATCAGGCAGACCAAGAGTCTCGTTCAATAAAGCATATGCGCGTTGATGAATACCTTCTCGAGCTGCAAATGACCCAAGCATATTTCGAATCTCATTATTCTTGAACTTAGGAATGAACTGATCAAAATAATTCTGGCCTACTGCAACATCAGACTGTGTGAATAAACGTAAGATATTGGTAATGTAATCCTTCTCGACTTGTGAGATCTTCCCACCTTTCCAATCCGATACATCTTCAGATAAATCAAGTTCGTCTTCAATCCAATGTGCCTTTTCATGGCGTGTGGTCACCTCTACTGCCCAAGGATAATGAAAGGGTTTGTATGTATCGGAGAATTCCAAGAGTCCGCCTTGCTTCTTCACTAGGGCGTTTGCTATACTCATGAAATCATTATATGTCCCAATGTGTTTATCGTTGATAAAGATCTGTGGCACTGATCTGACGTTTGGATACTTCTGATAGAACGCCATACGCTGTTCTTCATCATCCAATTTTATCTCTGTGTATTGGTGGTCGTGCTGAATGAACCAAGCCTTTGCCTTTTCACAGAATGGGCAATTAGACTTAGAATATATTACAACTTTCATTTATGCTCCCTAACCTTGGCAGTCGAGGCAGTCGTCCTGCTGTTCTTCTTTACCATTATTGAAATTTATTGTTGTTGGATTTATTTCACTACCCAAGGCTTCTCGTTCGACCTTAGATGATACATTCTCTGCTTTGTTAGATGTTTCTGTTCTTAGATAATATAAACCCTTTGTTCCCTGTTTCCATGCTTCGAAATGCACTTTGTGTAGATCTCTTTTAGATGCACCGGCCGGAAAGAAAATATTTAGGGATTGACCTTGGCAAAGGTGAGCTTGTCTATCCCCTGCTAATTTTATAAGTGCTAATTGATCAATCTCAATAGCCGTTTTAAAAACATTTTTTACATGTTCTGGTAAAAATTCGAGATGCTGTACTGAACCACCAGAGGTAATGATAGATGACCATATAGACTCGTTATTCATATTGAGCTTCTCTAATTCGGCCTCTAGATATTTGTTTTTATTGAGGTGAGAACCCACACGAGTTCTTGAGGTGAATGCATTTGCTTTCCAAGGTTCAATTGAAGGTGAGGTATCGACAATCATAGAAGAGTTGGCATTGGGAGCAATAGCTAACATGTGAGCATTCCTTCTTCCAGTACCCTTCATATCTGGAGCCTCACCCCTTTCTTTCCCCATGGTCTCTGTAGATGCTACTGATTTTGACTTGATGCTAGAGAATATCTCTTCATTTACCGAGACAGCTTCTTCTGAATCAAACGGTATCAAATGTTTCTGTAGATAAGAGTGGAATCCCATGGCACCTAGGCCAAGAGATCGTTCTTGTTGAGCAGAGTATCGAGCCCTTGAAATTTCATCTCCTGCATTATCAATAAAGTACTGAAGAACATTATCAAGGAATACAATTAGATCCTCAATCATTGATGTGTTTTTCCACGCATCATATTCTTCTATATTGACTGAAGACAAACAACATACAGCAGTACGATCATCACTAGTAACGAGATGAATTTCGTTGCAAAGATTTGATCCCTTAATCTTCAATCCCATTTTCTTTTGTGATTCTGGTAACGCACGGTTTGCGGTATCGATGAAGTTGAGATAAGGTTCACCTGTACGATATCGTGTCTCTAGCAAAAGTTCCCACAGTTTTCTTGCTTTCATGGTTTCTCGGACACTATAGTCATGCGGATCAGTCAAGTTCCAATCAGCATTAATAGCTACAGCTTCCATGAAATCATCAGTCAGGTTAACGGCATGATGTAGATTCAGATTCTTCCTGTTGACATCCCCAGTAGGAATACGCATATTAATGAACTCGACAATATCTGGATGCGAGATATCCATATACGCTGCATAAGAACCCTTCCGTGTGCGACCCTGGCGATAAGCTACCATATCTGCATCTACTGTATGAAGGAAGGGCATTGGTCCAGGCGCTTTCTTGGAAACGGCTCTAACATCGGACCAATGCCCTCCCACGCCACCACCTTTAACGGACAACCATCTAAGCTCAGCGGAGTGGTCGATCAGGCCTTCCAAGCTGTCTGGTACGTAAGTCAGAAAGCATGAAATCGGTAAGGCCTTTACAGGCTCATCTGGTAGGGGGGCGTTTGATAAAACAGGTGAGGAATACATGAACCAGCCTTTGGATACGTAGTCATAGATTCTCTGAGCCAAACCCAGATCACCATAACAATATGCAACTGCAGCTCTAGCAAAGGCCTGTTGGGGCGTCTTTTCGCTTTCTTGACAATAATAGTCCTTTAATAATTTAAGAGATTGCTCTGAGAGTAACTTATCTCTTTTATTATCAATGCGCAACCCAAGGTATTGCATGTATTTCTCCTTAATAATCTTTTTATTTTGAATGCGGAGGCTTCTTAACCTCGACAAACCACTCGTGTTTTCGAGACACTGGGTTATACTTTTTCTTTCTAAATTTTTCCATCTTCTTGGGTTTGCTCACAGTATAATGATAGTCGTGTGATTCCCGAGTTTGACCTTCAGGAATTAAGTAGACTATATCGTTATCTTTTCTAGCCATAATCTAATCCTTAACTGTTAACGTATTTGTCGATATTAGGGTAAATCAAATGAATTGCTCGAGCAACTTCTTGAGCTAATTCGATGTGTTCTTTTTGTGTCCCATTAGAACTTCGCAGATCTATATAGTGCATCCAAGAACGAAGTGTCCCATTCACATATAGCCGTGAAACCATAAGACCTTCGGGCAATACAGCCCGGGCTTGTTCCTTTGCAATACCTTTACCGACTGCCCATTCATAGGCCATCTGGGCTGCATGAATCACTCCATTCTGTTGAACTTCCCAATGCCGTTGAAGCTCAGAATCCTCTACTTCTATAGAGTTTTGTCTGTTCTTCAGATCCTGCAATCTAGCTTCACGGGTAACGAATTCCAGATCTGTGGTGGGATCGGCGTATCGCTGAGAGAATTCTTGGAATGAAAAACTTCTGTGTCGGAGCAACTGCCGAGCAATATCTCTTGTAGTTTCGATTTCCATACAAATGGACACCATTTCAAATGGCGACCAGTGTTTGTGCTTTGCAAGATAATTCAGAAGTTTTTCAGATGTTTCTGTATTCATCTGATTTGAGGGGTTTGATACTCGAGCTGCGTAGGCTACTAGATCTTGGATGTCGGTTAACTCACCGAACTCACCTTCATCTGGTGCTCTAGAATAGCTCAATAATTTTGCCTTCATTATGCTTTTCTCCATACTGTAAATTTCAATTTAGCTTCAAGACCACTATAAGTATTCTGCTTAATGATGGCTTCAATGTTTGTTGTTCCATTGAGAAACATTTCGTTAATATCCTTTCCTAATACATTGCTAGGCCAAATACAAATTTTGTGGCCAGCGTTAATCACTTTCTCCATTCTTAGATGAATCTCTTTATTTCGAGGTTCAGCGTCGAACACGAATACCGCATTTTCGATTTTGTCAAGTCCCTTTGTACTCCCATCAGCACCAGCCATAGCGACGGCATTGGTAAGAAAGAAACTATCGATCGCACCTTCAACGACATGGTAAGTCTCGTTGAAGTCGACCCTATCAAGACCGAAGAGCTTTGGACGTTCTTCAAACATGATAGTAATATATCGAAGACCTTTAGGATCGAAGCTCCTTGCGGAGACTCCAAAAATCTTACGATCTTCGTCTAGGAAAGGCATGACCAAACGGGGTTCATCTTTTTCTACGTTGGTAAACTTGTCGGGTAAAATCTCATTTATCCACGACTTAAATTTCGGAGCATAATAGATCCGATAATGTTGATTCGAAGGTATCTGCCTCTTTTTTATATATGAATTCACTGGATGGTCGTGACGGAGTTGACTGATTTTTTTAATCTTTTTTAATGGATCTTTTCTATCGAATACGGGGGCTTTGAATTCAAATTTCGATAACGGTTCTGAATCAGATGCTTTCTTAACATACTTCTCGGCGATCCAAGAATTGTATGCTAAGACATCGATAGTCTTGAGAAAATGACCAAAGGAATGGCTTGCGCCACAGTTGTGACAATAGTAATAGAAAGAGTTGTCTCGTTCTAAGAGCCAACCACGAGCCTTAGAACGAGACTTTTGAGAATCCCCACAAATGGGGCATCTGAAATTTATCTTATAAGGATTGGTAGATCTAATTCGAAACTGATCTAGCCTGGCACCCAGTGATTGTGCATGATGCAAGTCAACAAAATCAACCATAGTTTATTCATATTGTTTGTAAAGATAGGTATCTTATCATACCTTGGTCAAGATGTCAACCAATTAAATCAAAAAGGTTGTGACCTGCACCCATGATGAGCATTCCGAGAGAAGCAAAGCCTGCGATGTACCACTTGTAGCTTTCCAAGTTTGATACCCGCTTACTGATACCATCCGTGATGGTGTCAAATGAAGCAATGATTTGGGTGTGACGTTTTTCATTCCAAAGTTTAAGTTCCATAGCCAAATTTGCATGATCCTTGTGAGCAGACTCTACTCGATTTGACATATCAGAAACGAAATCTTGTTTGAACTCGTCGAGCTGTTCTTTCAAAGCCATACGACCTTCGACAGATTGTCTTTTAGCCTCTTCTAGCCTTTCGTCTGTATAGTTTAATTTTGAATCGAAGTTAGATATTAACTGTTGTTGTACAGCTATCATTTTGGCGACTTCACTCATGTCATCAATTATTACGTCAACCTTATCAAAGAACCTCTCAATTTGCTTGATATCTTTTTTGATAATGGCAATATCGACCTTAAGATCATTTAATTCCTGATCCATGTATAGCCCTCTTAGTGCGTTGATACGAGCATAACAACACTAGTATTTATAGAACTGAGGTCTTATTCTATGATTTAAATACAAATTATTTATTTTCTTCGTTAGTGTCGAGCCATTCTTCGGCCGTAGTTCCTTCTGACTCAGTCGTAGCTTCTCTGTAGTAGATGATCAGCTCTTTTTGTTGTCGAACATACCGCCTGACTTCTTGGAAGTTCTCCGCCATTTTCTCGTAACCATCGGGTGTGAGTGCGAACACGACGAACTGCCCATCGAGCATCTTCTCGATCTTTTTGATTTGTTCTTCGATGTTCTCTTCGGTGATGACAAAGAAGTTTACATTGAGTAAATCAATCTCTTGGGGAAGAGGTGGTTGATAGATGCGTAGAGGTACCTTTTCAGTTACCGTTACTATCTGTGGTTCCGGTGGGATTATCTGTTCCTTCGGACCCCACTCCAGTCTTGGCATCAGGTTGCACCCCGTCAGCAGGAGTGTCGCTATCATCAGCATCCATAAGTTCTTTTGTATCATCTTCTAGCATCCTAAATACTTTTTCAGTTCCATTGTTAATCCGTTTCTCGATCATGCCTGGCCTGGCACGAGCAAGTCGGGTCAAGTTGTGGTCTTTAAAGACCTTCATATAATTTGATTTCTCTTTTGCCAACTCGTTATTTGCTAAGGTAAGCTTGTTCATTGCCTCACCTTGTTTCTTAGCATTTTCTTCTGCTGCTTTGAGTGATGCTTCTGCTGTGTTGACGGCAAGTTCTAACTGAACTTGGTTTTCTTTGAGGGTACGGTTATTTGCTTCGAGTTGAACCACTGCGGATTCTAGTTTGGATACCGTCACTTGATGATACGCATAGGCACCACCAAGTGAGGCTAATAGACCCATTAATAAAAATATCTTTAATCCCATAATATAAAATCCTCGCCTGAACTCAGACGGTTATTGATTTCACTTAGATTTAGCAGCAGACTTTTCTGCTTTACGTCGACGAGCAGCTTTAGTTAAGATAGCTTCGTCAGTCTGATCTTCTTCTTCATCGTCAGACTCAGCCTTCAGTTTGCCAGTGCCGTTGCACTCAGGACATTCTTCTTTGTTGCCGTCTTCGTCTTCGTGGTAACCCATCCCTTCGCAATGAGGACAGTCTTCTTCTTCCTCTTCGTTCTTGACAGACTCGTGCATATCATCCACTTTATCTTCAAGAGCAGTTTGAATTCTAGTTTGCATTTCTTCTTCGAAAGCAGCCTTCAAACCCATAGGATCATTTTCTTGGGCTTTCTTGATTATGTTTTCAATAGACATTTTTATTCCTTAATAAATTTGTTAATTATTTCTTATTTATGATTTATGTGGTTGCATCGAACTCTAAATCAAGCCGACCATCAGATACAGACCACCGATTATCCATATCAACCCTAGCATAACCATATTCTCCTTTCCTCTCGCCATCGAGGATTTGAAAGAAGATCGCAGGATACCCTGGCTTCATGCCTTCAGACTTTACAATTGCTCTGATAAATTCCTTCATACGATGATTGGCATTCTCGAAACGACCATATCGAATCTCTTCGGTATCCCAAATTTCTTTGTACTTAGTTTTAAGATCTTTGAAATCTTTGCCTAATACGAGTTTCTTGTTAAACTTGAGACCGCGTTTAGATGTAGAGGCTGGGTCAACACTGCCCCAACCCACTACCTTAGCGTTTCCACCAAAAAGATTCTCACCAGACATATCGAATTGTTTGGCCGATCTTCCCTTGCCAATGAGATCTACTGAATCACCAGCAGATAACTGATTGGGTGGAATTTTACCTTCTGCTAAAAAAGCGGTAAATGTTTTCATTAGACTCTCTCCAGCCTGGTCATTAACCTTTCGGCTCTATTTGTTACTTGTTTGTGCCATTGGGAATCACGACCTTCTACGGCTGCAGTTTCCCAATCTCCTTTGAGCAAGGCTGCATTCATTTTCCTAAACTTAGATAGACGTGGTCGTCCCATATTGAACATCATGTTTACAAGGATTTGTTGAACCTCTTCAGGAAGCCTATCGAATTTTTCTTCGCCATATAAGACTTGACATTCGCGAATCGAAACTTCAAGGTCTCTATCGAAGGCTTGAAATACACGCTCTTCTGATACGCGTGTTCCATCTTCCTGGCCGTATTCTGGATCGCTTTCCAAAATAAGATGGCCAACACCAAAAGTAGGATACCCAAGATGATCTTTATATATTTTATACTCACAACCTTCATCTGCCTTTAATTGAGCGTAAACTTCTTTGCGACTAGCACTATTCATTTATTATCCCTTATAATCTCTGACATAAAATTCCTTAAAGGTCTTCATCCCTTCAGAATCTTTTTTATTTTTCTTTGTCCATTTCTTCTGAGCAGCCCTTGAAAAGGCAGTCCCATCCATACCTGCTATAGCACCAGATGCAACACTCATATTAGGAGTATCTTCTTCTACCTCTGCCATCAATTCTTGAAACAATAAATCAAATTTCTGAACCGATGATTCTATTATATCATCTGAAACGTCTTCTGTCAACAAAGAATCTGAATCTTTTTGGAAGGCATTCCATTCTTTGATCAAAAACAGAGCCGCAGCATAAGAAGCCAACTTAGATTGGCCTCCCGGTACCTTTGCCAATAACTTCTTCAGATTAAGCAGCATTACATCGAAGATACCAAAAGCTTTACTCTGTTTGGAGTTCGAAAATTCTTTACGCTTAATAAGAACATTACCTTTTTCGTCAATAATGCCTAGCTTAAAAGCCTCCCACTTATTGAAAGGGGTGACTAGTTTTCGTATAAACGAATAGACCAGAAAAAGATCGACCATTTTAGATTCCCTTAAGCCTTTTCACTACACCTTCATCAGGTATGATGCTTTGTTCATTAATGACCAAGCCGTCGTACTGTAAAACACTAGGCATGAAATTTAAATATTGTACAAAAGGCTTTAAATATTCGTGATATTCTTTCAATTTCATGAACAACATATTCGTAGCCTCGGGTCCGAATACATTGTATATAATAATCAAATGATTGAGGATCAACCTTTCTTTTAGCTCTTTATCTTGCCTGTATCTACCAAACAGTTTTCGTAGATACTGAAATCTCTTCATGTCCTCCTCAAACTCTGACATTTCAGAGCAGTGAGGATTTTCATAATGTTTCATGGCATAAAGAAGAAAGGTTGATTCACTCAATTGCATTATATAAAATCAAATCATTAAATATTAAGCATCAGCTACAACAGCATCTTCATCAGCCGTATTTCCAGTGATACCATCATCACCAGCGTTTCCGGCAACCGTAGCTGTAGCAGTACCAGCAACACGCTTCATAGCTACCAAGTTTTCTACGATGTGTCGAGTACGGCCGTCGCCAGTTGTATATGTACGATATGTATTCCAGCCAGGATTCTTTAATCCTTTAGCAACATTTGATGCAATACCAGCTTCCACTACGTCTACGAATACAACGGTACCAGTTTCTGAGTTTTCATCAGGTGTTACACGGAACGTATCGGCAGTTTGGTCACCTAATACTGTCAATCCGACTACTGGAGTACCAGCGATCGCGTTGGCATATGATGTTGCAAGTTGGAATTCATCGTCGTCGACACGAATAACCCAATACATGGTTCCAGAAGTAAGACCAGTAATGGCCACACCAGCTGATGTATAAGTTACTCGATCACCGGATTTGAATCCATGATCATTGCTGACAATTTTGTCGTCTGCAAGAACAACAACACCAGCAGCAGTTGCGTCGATTGAAATCGATGGTGTTACGTACTTGGGCGCATCTGCAAGAGTGTCTGTGTCTCCCCATTGTGCCATTTTGCTTCTCCTTTAAGAGTATGATTTAACTTTATTTATTTCGCAGCTACCTTTTTGGTTGCTGTCTTCTCTTTTTTAGCTACTGCTTTTGCCTTCGGCGCCGCTTTAGCTTTAGCTTTAGTTGCTGCCTTTGCTTTAGCCGGAGCTTTTGCTGTTGTTCTAGCAGCTTTTCTTTTAGGAGCAGCCTTAGCCTTCGGCGCAGCAACCTCCTCGATCTTCTTGTCCTCAATTCCAAAAAGTTTTTTCAACCATCCTAACATAGTATAATCCTCATAATTTTGTTGTATTTTCTATTTATAACTTAACGATCCGTGCCGTCAAGGTTCCCACTCCCTTAATCAACCGATGATATTCATTTTTCTTAATAAGAAAGGATTGACCAGGCTTTAAAAGGTAAGGCAACGTATTCTCAAATTGAAGTTGCCATGCCTCGCCTTCTAAAATTTCTATAACTCTATCTTCTGCGTCTCGATGCCAAACAAAGTCCTCTTTGTCGTGTTCATCTAAAAAGGTTCGTATATTTCCCATATCTGTATAGGGATCTACCAAAACCAATCACCTCCGCCTTTGAGGCCTAGTTCCTTGGCATATTTAGGTAGACGACATGCCCAATAACCTGGGGTCATCTTATCTGTCTTAGTATCACAAGAGTGCCTTGCAGCAAATGAAGCAGCGGCGGCCTTGTCATTGATCTTTGATGTCAACCCGCCCTTCTCATCACCGAATTCAATCTTTTTAATATTACCGGTCTTGGGGTTCTTGACATAGACGACATATTTCTTATTGCCGGAAGATCGCTTTGGTGAGTTCAATTCCGGTTCATCTTCTTCAATCAGAGGTTGTTCTAATGGAACAGCTGTACCTTCATAGAGACCAAAGCCTTCGGGCAGTCCCTTATGTTTTGTCTTTGCAAAATCTTCAAGGTCTTTCAATGACATACCATCAGCAATTTTCTTGATCGCCTCTGGTGCGTCAGGCATCTCACCTCTCTTATATGCAAGGGCCATTCCCATCAAACGCTGCTGAGACTTTGAGGTAGATTTCTCTGTAAACTGTTTGAATGTTTTCATTTACTTTTTCTCTATGTTCCAGACAGTTCCAGACGAACTATTATCAACCCGTACTTTATATTTGCTGCCAATTTCTTTTTGTATCAATCGGCTATAAAGACGCTCTCGACCAGATAGTTTCTTATCAGAGCCTTTAGGCTTCGCTGCCATTAGATTCATATATTTTGGGTCTTCAATTTTGATAAAGTCCTTTACGATTTTCATCACAGTAGCAATGATACGCAGAGCATCACCTTCACCTGTGATCGATTTATTACCATTTCGCACGAATTCTATTTCCCAGTCAAGATGGTCAGTGTCATCCATATGTTCTCTGCCCGTAAAAATAACATCAATCTCTGACTCGTCGTCGGTTTCAAAATAAGCTGCATATGCTTTATCTGCTGTCGGATCAGCAAACTTTTTGGGCCTATCATACGAGTAGGGCTTATTTAATACTTCATTAAACTGTTTAAAAGATTCCATATTAGTGATCCGTATTATCGTTTTTAGCAGTATAATTACTTAGGATAAATCGTCTATTAGGATTGACAGCGACCTTGAATTTTGTCAATAAATCTCTATTTATCAACATCTCTGATGCAGTATCTTTTAGTGCAAGACCAATCAGAGCTTTATATTTCTTATTATTAAAGATGACTGTTTCTTCGATGATAGGTCGAACATCGAATAATTTGGCTCCACGAAGTGCTCTGGTCTCACCTACAACATCACTTTCGAATGTCTTGCCATTCTTTTTCCAGCTAACCTTTTTCTTATCTTCTGACATCTTTATCGAGTCAACATGAAGCATACTCGATCTCGCACTATTGCCCGTGTCGAATTTAGCACGAATTGGATCGTCTTCCATACCTTCTAAAATAATTGTTTCAAGATATCCAGCCTCTTGTCTCATAATAGGCCTACGATTGATATCCAGCGAGAAATATTCAATGACCTTGGCCAAGACATCATCTGCTGTAGCTCTCCCTGACTTTTTGAGCGGCAGGGCTTTACCTGATGCGTGATCATATAATTGATAATGAGACTTAATGCCTGGTGATCCATTCACTTCAAGAATATAGGGATTTCCTTTATAGATTGCGTGATCCACACCACAGTACAAAGTACCGGTTGCTCTTGCTGCAGCTTCTACAATTTTGATTTCTTCATCCGACATCTTATAGGGCTCTGTGTCTGCACCTAGGTGTGTATTGTTTCTGAATTCTTTAGAATCATCTTGACCTCGGATTCGTTCTGCCGCGCCGATAAGTTTACCACCTACCACAAGAGATCGAATGTCTGATTCTATTTCTAAAAATTCTTGCATCAGTAATTGAGCATCAAATTTCCACAGAGACTGAACAACTGAGGTAAGAGAAGACATATCATTAACCTTCGATACACCAACACCCTGAGCACCGACAAGTGTTTTAATAATCACTGGGAATTTACCACCGATTGCTTCATGAGAAGCTTCGATGGATTTTATATTTGATATGATAGAGGTTCTTGGAATTGGTAAACCATTGCGCTGTAACATCAATGCATTAGACATTTTATTGTCACATATAAGCATTGACTGTAAATCATTGACCAAGAAGAAGCCAATGTCTTGTAATAGAGAGAGCATTGATTGAGATGTGAGCGTCTCGACAGCCCCGGCACGAGGAAAGATAATTGTGTTTTCTATGGACAAGTCTAAACTGGTTTCTTTTTCGTCACCAAGAGCAATAGTACAAGAACCAATTTCAACATCAGTAGAAGCAATCCACGCAGTTGCGACGTCTATGAAATTGAAGGGAATTTTCTTTGCCTTACAGATTTCTCCAATAATATTGGCAAAGGTGTTCTCGCTGTTGTCTTTTCCTATGACGACAACATGAGCATCAACTTTCTCTTCTGCTTCTTGGATAACTGGTGGTGAAGCACTTTCTGATAATCTATTTTTATACCACCAGTCTGATGTGGTGCTCATCTTACTTCGATAAGATCTTCATCACCAAAGAATGTGCTCTCATAAATTGAGCCTTATCTCCGTTGATTAAACCTTCCAGTGCCTTCTTATTTTTATCATTGATTTTATCATGTACAGTCAACATCATGTTAGCAGTCGTGGCATCTATCTTGACTCCATTGATCTTATTCATCTGATGGTCATCTCTGATTTTGCGAAGCTTGTCCATATTGTCTTCGGCCAGATCGTTAGACTCTTTGAAAACCGTACCAATAATATCTTTATTAAGACTAACCGGTTTTTTCAGTTGAACAACTTTTAAAGTTTTCTTATCTTTGATGTTCATTGGAGGGCGTTCTGCACTTACGATAGAGTATTTGGCTTGTTTCTCGCTAGTCGAACTTGAAACAATCCTGTTACCGTCAGCAGTATCAATAACTACATGAGTGGTCTTGAGTGCTTCATCAAGTTCAACTGATTCATGAACAGCACTGTGAATATTTCTTTTATGTTCTGGGTTATTCGCTGTCACCTTTCCTGTTTTATGTGACACGCTACCGACTTTCGTATTCCCATGAAATACCGCAGTAGAATTAAGACCAGCAACGCCTTTATACGATCCTTGCGATCTAAGTTTCTTCTGTATATCAACAGGGTCTATCGCTTCACCAAGTCCGACTGATTCCTTAATGCCGTTTTTCTTTCTCCATTGCATGACT